GAAAAGATCCGGCTGGAACTGCATACAAAAACTTGAATGTTTCACTCACTCAGGGAGCTGCATATGTTGCTGGTCATACCGGACAATCTTTTGGTTCGACTGCTGGTACTGTAGCTGATACTGGTGACTATGCTGAAGCAGGTGCAACTACTTCTGTTGGTGCAGTTCATGGAGGTAATACCACAATGGTACTAACTCCTGCTGGTGCAAAGTTCCAGGTTTATCCTGTGCTTATATTTTCTGCCGAGTCCTTAGGGTGTGTAACACTCTCAGGTTATGACGCAGTTGTGCCTAAGGTTGTGATGCCACAACCAGCAGTAACTGATCCATTGGGTCAGTCTGGTTCAGTAGGTTGGAAAAGCTGGTATGCTTGTAAAATCCTGAACGAAGACTGGATCTATAGGATCGAGTGTGGATGTTCTCTCTTAAGCTAAGAGTTTGAATGCCTAAAGAGTTTCAGGGGTGGGTTCCACCTGCCCCTGTTTCTGAGCAGTTATTTGAGAGTTCTGTTATGGAGATTACATTTGATAGTCTCACTAACGAAGAACTACCAATAACTAATGCTCGATTTGATCATCGTCTTTACCCAAAGGCACTACCAGAAAGGATATCTGTTGTAATGACAGAACCTTTTACTGGCGTTAATATAAAGATCTGCGTTGGTAGAGTTAATGATGCTAAAGAAGATGAGTTATATTTAAACTGGACAGAGCTACCGGATGTTCCTTATTCCTTTGAGCAAAAACCAGAGTCTATTTTTATTCCACCAGACGAAACAAATAATATTGTTCGTCTTAGTTTCAGACTACGAGGTCAAGAGCCTCCTATATCTGGAAGAATTCTTTTCTTTATAAAACACAGGTTAATCTAATGGCAGTAGCAGGCGGAATGATCCCCACAGGGGAGTACGGATCTACACTTAATAATCCAATGTATGATTCAGGTCGGCAAAAGACAGTATCAGTACATCAGTCATTCAATCAGGATCTCTCGGTTGAAGTTGGTAAGGACATGCAAGTACCAGAAGGTTGGGGTTGCATAGTAATCGGATTTGGTGACGACCCATCAGATATGGGGCCAGTCACAGTAACACATAATGATTGGGTTCTAAGATTTCCAAGAAATTCAAGACGAGCTATCCCACCTGGTCACTTTGATATCTTAATGAACTGTGTAGAAAGACGATACATACAACCACATGAAGGAGCACCATTGACAGGTTATGATGCAAATAGATATGCCGTACAAGTATTGAAGTATCCTAAAGAATCTTCTTTGAATCAAGAACAGATTCAAGCAGACATGGCTGAAGTAGAAGTTGCATGATTGAGTTACTCGATATTAGATCACGTGTAGTAAATATACTTCAGGATAGTACTTATGTCCGATGGACAAAGACTGAATTAAATAATTATATACATGATGCTCTCTTAGATCTAATAAGAATAACTAGGTTACCTGTAGCTGATAAAAATATTGATATTAGTCCTACTTCTTTTTTAATCCCTTTACCAGTTGGGTTGATGGATGTAAGTGGTGGGTCTATTTTAGGAAGAGAATTGCCAGTTGTGACTACATCTGAAATGAAAAGACTTGCATCAGATGGTAATCTTCCTGTTGTGGTTAAAGAGGGAGAGCACTCTATCACACATATTTTTGGAAATTCAGTATGGTCATCAAGCGATGATTGGAGATCAACTGTAGGTAAAACAATGGCGTTAGTATTAGATCAAAGATCTTCAGAGACTGTACGTGTATGGCCTATACCAATAGAAGATGCAGTATTAGTATTAACTGGTACTGCAAGACCAACACGTATGAGTGACGAAGTGCCTTCTACGTACTCTGATGCCACTAATCCAAATTCTGTTCTTACCCGAAACATAGTAACTCCACTTAATGGATGGGTTACAGGGAGTAATCTTATAGATGATTCTGGACAAACCCTTACACTTAATGAAGCAGATCAAACAGTTTCATTGGGAGATATAACTTCTTCTTTAACTGGTCTTAATTTTACTACTCAATGTCCAATAGATGGCGTATGGATTGATGCTTTAACATTTGGAACTTTAGAAAGAGCTTATCTTAAAGAACATGATCTACGTAATGTAGAAAAAAGTGAATACTTTAGAAATAAAAAAATGTCTATTATTGCAGATGCAGACAGAATTGAACCATTAAACCCTGCATCAATTGCAGGTGGTGTTAACTTTAACAGATTAGTCGTAAGGAGATAATGGGTGTAGCTATTAAATTTAGAAAAGGTACTGCTGCTGAACACGCTTCATTTGCAGGATTAGCTGCAGAAGTTACTGTTCAAACAGGTACTTCAGGCAATCCTTGGAGCTTACGTGTACATGATGGTCTTGGAGGTTCTGGTCATCATGTTCCTGCAACAACAGATGTAGCAACTCTTACTAATAAAACAATAACGGATGTAGTTCTTACAGGAACAATTAAAGATAATGCAGGTAATACTCTTGGTACTATATCAAATGGTAAGCTTGTAATGTCAGCAGGTGCTATAACATTAAATGCACCTAATGTAATTGACGAAACAGGAACAGTTGCTTTAGAAACAATAATATCAAGAATTGCTAGGAAAAATCAAATGATACTAGGAGATTAATATGATTGAAAGATATAGAAGACACGCAGCTACACTTGCTGCTTCAACTAATACAACTCTACTTACAGTAACAAATGATGGGGAATCTACGCCATCAGCATCAGAAACAGTAATTATAGGTTTTTTAATCGCAAGTACACAAAACACAGCACAAACTGTAACTGTCACATTAACAGATTACTACGATGGTACTGTAAGAAAACTAGTAGATGGTATCCCATTGTTGGCAAATAGTTCAGTTGATATTTGCCCCGGTAAAATGGTTTTGATGCACGGACTAAACAATGCTTCAACACCAGTATTAACAGGTGATATTATTAAAGTTCAATCTTCTGGAACTACTGATGTTGTCCTATCAGTTGTTGAAAGGGTCTAATGGCTGGAAAAAGTCCTATATATATTGGTGAAGGAAGTGCTGAGTATACAATCACACAAGCTTTGGCTATTATTGCAGGAGCAGGTGAAGTCGCACTAGATCTATTAACAGTTGCAGATTGGGCAAAACTTACTAATGGTACTACTGTACTTGATAGGCAAACAAATGTTAATTCTAATGAATACTCTGCCAAAGAGTATGCACAAGGAAGTACTGCTGGAGTAAATGGTTCTTCTAAGCAATGGTCTCTTGGAGGTGGTGCGTCTTTTACAGAAGCTACAGCAGTTACAGGCTCAAGCTACTCTTCAAAGAAATATGCATCTAACTCAGCAACTAGTGCAGCAGCAGCTCTTGTATCAGAAGGATTAGCAGAAGCAGATAAAGTTGCAACAAATGCAGATAAAGTTGTAACAAATGCTGATGTTGTTTTAACACATGCTGATGTTGTTTTAACTCATGCTGATGTTGTACTTGCTGAAGCAGATAAAGTTCAGACTGGATTAGATAGGGTAGCAACCGCAGCCGATGTCGTTTTAACTCATGCAGACGTTGTATTAGCAGAGGCAGATAAAGTACAGACTGGGTTAGATAGAGCAGCAGCAACTGCGGATGTAGTATTAACACATGCAGACGTAGTGTTGACTCATGCAGATGTAGTGTTAGCCGAGGCAGATAAAGTTCAAACAGGTTTAGATAAAGTAGCAACGAATGCTGACGTTGTTTTAACTAATCAAGATGTAGCTTCTGTTACAGCATTGTATGACACATTTGATGATAGATACTTGGGGAGTAAATCATCTGACCCATCAGTAGATAATGATAACAATGCTTTAATTACTGGTGCTGTATATTTTAATAGTTCTGTTAATAATACTAAATTTTACAATGGTTCAACTTGGGAAGATCCAGAAGCAACAGCTACTCAAGGTGCTGCAACTGCCACATCACAAGCGGCTATAGCAACAACACGAGCTAATACTGCTACAACTCAAGCATCTACAGCTACTACACAAGCAGGAATATCTACTACTAAAGCAACAACTGCAACAGCCCAAGCCGTTATTGCAACAACACAGGCAGGGATAGCTACTACTAAAGCAGGAGAAGCTGCAACCTCTGCAACAAATGGGGCAAGTAGTGCAACAGCAGCAGCAGCATCTCAAGCGGCAGCATCTGGAGTTTCAATTGCAATGAGCATTGCATTGGGCTGATCTAACTAATATTAAATGGATAAATTATGGCAAATGTATTTTTAAAGAAAACATCAAAGTCAGTAGGTATTTCTGCCGATGCTGCTAGTTGGTGGCAAGTTGGAGCAAACACTGCAGGTGCAAGTCAATCGGGAGCTTATACTGTAACTGGTACAGGCAAAACAACTACAGTTATAGGGTTCTCAATAACAAATGTAACTGGTAGTTCAGTTGAAGTAGATGTTGCTATTGGTACTACAATGGCAGATGTAGCGTCTGATGTTTCGTTGGCCTCTAGCGTTCCCGTCCCGTCTGGGTCGGTTTTGGTTTTAGTCGGGGGAGATCAAAAACTCAACATGGTTGAGGGTGACCTTATAAAAATTAAAAGTTCAGCTAATACCTCAGTGGATGTTGTCATGTCTATACTGGAGATTACATAATGGCATACTTAGGAGTACCACAACCTAGTCGAGCGATCACAAGCGCAGACATTGCACAAGGCGCAGTGACTCTAAACGATATTAGTTTTACAGATGTGCCAGCAAACATGGACATTTCTGGGACTATTGACAAGCACACAATGCGATTAGCAGAAGGTGTAACAGTTACTGGTGATATAACAATTAGTGACAACCTTATACTATCTAAAATATCAGACGATGGAGTTGGAATCACTTTAACTAATGATTCAAGTACAAGAACAATAACTGGTTCAGGATCGATAGAAGCGAGTACTTTAGCTCAGACTCCTAATGCTAGTCTCACTGGAATGACAGGAGCTTTAGGAAGTGGAGTTACAGGGACTATAGGAAGTGGAGTAACAGGAGGTACTGGATTAGCCGGAGCAGCAACTGGAACTAATGTATTTTTCGCCTATATTGCCGCTAGTGGCAGTTGGGTATCTTACACAAATAGGGCTGTAATACCATTTGATGGGGTAAAGTATGACCCGTCTGGAGTGTACACTGCATCTACCTATAGATTTACTGCGCCAGAAAATGGCGTTTATATGTTTGGTTTTCATGTATACACCGCATATAATGATGGAAGTAACTCTTTTGCTTTTCATACAAATGGTACGCAACATGATCGTGCAGGCAGCACTGACATGAACTATTCAGCAACTCAAGCTGCAGCTGAAGATGTTATGCACACTGCTTCAACTATTATCGTACTTAATGCATCAGATTATGTTACTGTCAATGCAGGATCTGATGTCTCAGATGTTTACAAACCCCACTCTCATTGGTGGGGCTGTCGATTACGATAAAAAAGGAAAAAAATATGATAAATTTTTTAGACAAAAAAGTGTGGAACGCTAACCATAGTTCAGTATGGAGAGAGATAGTCAGACGTTTTGGGCAATCTGACTATGACGACACCACCAAAAAAGCAACTCGTGAAGCAACATTGAAATCAGAGTGGGATGCTCAAGACTACGCCAGAGCAAGAAAAGCAGAGTATGATGTACTTAACCAATTTGAACTAATCTCAGACGATTCTGCAAATAACACAACGACTCATGTAGATGCAATAGCTGCAATCAAACTGAAACATCCTAAGAGCTAGATATGCCAGACTTAATAATAAAACCAACGAATACACAAGGTAACAGGGTTATCATTCAGGATCAGGCAGGAGGAGCAGTCCTTACTACGGCTGACTCAGGTGCTACGTTCTCAGGTGGAAATATAGGGACTGTAACGGCAGGAACTATAGGAAGTGGAGTTACTTTTCCTAGCGGACATATATTACAAGTTGTATCAGCCGGTGCCGGTGATGGTGCAAAACTTACAACTACAAGCCAATCCTATGTTGAATACTCAGGCACAGGAACTTCAGTAACTATTACTCCTTCAAGTACATCTAGCAAAATATTAGTAACGGCAATTGGCTCACTTGTTAATACTTATTATAATAAATCAATATTCATTGCACTTGCTAGGGATTCCAGTTCCAACATTATATTTGAAGCAGGTGCGTATAGCGACTACAACCAAACTCCTGCTCGTGAGTCTTCCGTAGAATTATCAACACTTGACTCACCCAGCACTGTTTCTGCTATTACCTATAAAGTTTATATTAAGATTGCTCAAACTTCTGGGTCTGTAATATGGGGTGGTAATTTTAATGGTAGTAGTTCTAACTGTACAACAATAACAGCAATGGAAGTCAAAGGTTAATAAAATGGCTAACGAAAAAACAATAATAGATGCGCTACATTCATTGACACCTAGTGCTGAATGGGCAGTAAGAGGAGATGTATTAGAATGGCTAGACTCTGAACAGACTGAACCAACTGAATCAGCTATTGCAACGGAAGTAATCCGTCTACAAGCAGCATACGATGCTCAAGCCTATGCTAGAAACAGAGCATCAGCTTACGCCTCAGTAGGTGACCAGCTAGACATGATGATGAAAGACAAACGTGATGGCACTACAACACATCAAACGGCTTGTGAAGCTGTAAAAACTCAATTTCCAAAAGAATAAACTATGGCAGACTTAATAATTAAACCTAGTGTAGGAACAGACAACAAGCTGATAATACAAGATCAAGCAGGGAATGCTGTACTGACTACAGGTAACTCAGGTGTTACGTTGGGGACTGTAACTGCTGGAACAATTAATACCACTGTAAAATTTGTTGATTTTCCAACTCCCAATTTAAATGTTGCAGATGGAGATGGAAATACAAGATCACCAATAGCAAGAGATAATAAAACTTGGTGGTATGGTGATTTTGGGGATGCTGCTGGTACTGGTACATATGCTACTAGCAATGTATTTACAAATGTAGCTACTGGTACTAATAAATCAACTGAAACATTACCGGTCGGAGCCGAGTCTGCTGCTAGGACAATAACAGATAATCTTGGTGCATCTTATATGACTCCTTCAGGTGTTACTGATGATGTAAGGACAAATTTTTCTGCTGGTGATCCTTGGAACATTGCAAATGCAGGAATGACTATGGGTTGTTTATTTAGGAATATGCATACTGGGACTAGTGGAAAAGGTGTAATATGGTATGGAGATAATTCCGCAGATGATCATTTTTTTACAAGAACAAATTATGGAACTGAAGGACTTATACAATGCGGAGGAGATACAGATGGTACAGATTCTTGGATTCCTGTTACTAGAATAAATACCTATGCCAATGGTTGGGCATTTTTTGTAGTTGCAGAAGGAATGAATGGCTCTTTACATTGTAGTTATAATGGTAGTGGATATGATTTAGCAAGAGCAAAAGGAACAGTCACTTCCCCAGATGATGCTCATTTTGGTTTATTTTCTGATCTTTATAATGATAATGATTCTTCACATAAATATGCAACTTGTTTTTGGTATGAAGGGGTAATGTCTGAAGAACTTATAAGAGCAGAATATCGATTTTTAAAAAATAAATGGTCAAATATTACAGATTTACCTTAATACCCTAAACCTGAATAACGGACATAAGTGTCCGCTTGAACTGGTCAAAACTTTTGACTGCTTTGAAGTCGAATTTATCGACCACAGACAACCATGAAAAATAGGAGTATAACTCCAAAATTGCAATGAACACACAATTACTTTTTGCATTTACAAAAGACAAATACCCTAAAGGATAACATATGGCAGACCTAATAATAAAACCCAGTGTAGGTAATCTAGTCTTAAAGGATGACCAGAATGTAACAAGAGTTAGTATAGCCCCAACTACAGGTGTCACTACTTTGTCAAATCAGGTGTTTCCTGCTAGTCAAGTGTTTCCGGCAGGGCATGTTATACAGGTTGAAAGTTACTACACGGCTACTCAAGGTTCTCAAACTGTCACTAATAGTGACAGCATTGTTAATAGTATGACTAAAGTTGTTACTCCAAAAGGTGCAAGCAGTAAGTTCTTAGTGGCAGTCAGGTGGATTGGAGAAGTCAATACGTCTTATGACCACCTTTTTAATATTCATATGAATAGTGTAAGAGTGAATTGTCCTACTACTCAAGGTTATGGATTGTCAGTGGCTCCGATAACTTATTGGGCGTCTGACAATGCTACAACACCTAATGCTTTGAATTTCCAGACATTAGTTTCTACATCTTCAGTAATTGACACAGATATAACTTTTAGTTTAGTTGTGCATGCCACTACTGCTAGTGCAAGTTACACCATGTGGAATAATAGAAATTTTAATGTTCCTGCTATTACTAATGAAGCAGGAACAAGTGAACTAATTATTACTGAAATAAAAGGATAGAAAATGACAGATCTATTAGGAGCAACACATGCACTTTATGGAGACTGTTCTCAAACTCCACCAAGCACTGAGATTTACATTGGCGAAACTTTAGCAACGGATGCTCAGATGATAGCAATTACAGCTAAAGCAACTGAACTCCAAGCATCCTACGAATCACAAGCCTACGCTAGAAACAGGCAATATCCTCCATTAGGTGACCAGCTAGATGACCTGTATCATGCAGGTGTATTCTCAGCAGAAATGACAGCTAAACTTAAAAAAGTTAAGGACGATAATCCCAAATGAGCTACATAGGAAACAACTTACAGTCAGGTAGATCAGAAGTATTTCACTTCACTGCCGCAGGTGGAGAGAGTGCTATAACTACCTCTTCAGACGGTCGTAACCTTCTGTATACAGTCGGATGGTGTTCGGTCTATTTAAATGGAGTGAGACTTC